TAACTTCCTCGCCTCACATTGGGACGATAACACCCGTACTTTTGTGAAGCGTGAATATGCGAGCGGCGAACTTGCAAAAGGCGAAACTATCGAGTTTCAACTCCATCAGGATTTGACCGAACTTAACCCTGAGTTGCAGTTCCAAAAGACTTGGTATTTGCAGGTTAAGAACAGCGGTAAACGGGCGAAGGATAAAACCGATTGGGCAGAAATTGTGAAACCATCCGCATTGGCTCTTTTCGGTACGGTTGCAAGTTTTGTTCAGACCGTTGTGGCCGGTAAAACTTACATGGAAATTGAAGACTTTATCACTGGTGCGGTGAACAAAAAGGGCTATGATGTTACGGCCCCGAAATTCCTGGCAATCTATCCTGACAAAGCCGCCTGCGTTGCCGCTCGTGACGCCCGGTACGCAAAGCGTGATGTAAGTACGGGTGAAGTCGTGGCAACCCCCAGCACTGGTAACGTACCGGAAACCATCATTATGCAGGTCAAGGGCTTGATTGCATCGGTCGGAAAAGAACAAGCTGAAAAGGCGCTGGCCGGGCATCCATTCGGCGAGCAGTACGACGCGAGCGTACTCATGGAACTGGCAGGCAAGTAAAATGCAGGAGTTAATTCAAAGGCTCGCAAAGCTACGAGCCGAAGAAAAAGAACTCACTGCCGAAATCAAATCAATGGCGATTGCGTACTACCAAGAAACGCGCGAAAAGAAGTTTGTACGTGGAGTAGTAATAAAGGTTTTCAACAGAGAACCGAGAGCGCAGATTGCAAGCGATTTAGATAAGACGTTGGAATAGTATGAAGCTGGTCACGGCAGCGGTAATGCTCTGTAATAGCGTGATGTTGCTGGCGCAATTTGGGCTGCATACAGAGAACCGGTTTTATCGGGCAGCGGAGTTAAGAATATCCGTTCGAGGAGCAAGTGTGCGATGACAGGATAACGCGACAATCGCCTGTCTGTCCGATTTGTAAAGCATTCCTCGAAAGAGGTACTTTCTTAGGAAAGTAGGCTGTGAAACTGGCGCAATATAAAGAGCTATTTGGAACCGACTGGATAAATCCAGTAAGGCTCAGAGTCCATCCAAAAGGGTTGCCAACCAGTCAACAAGCAGTACGGGTATGGTTCATTGAAAAATATGAAATGCTCAACGATAGCGATACGCTCCTATCTCTGCCGGAAAAGGCAAAGCCAAATACTTACTAATCAATCAGGTAATAGTGTAACTATCAGACAGATTGTTATAAGAGCGGGTATGGTTCTTTGACATTAAACCGTTGCGATAAGGCTAACGGCCCGCTCTTATAAGACAAGGTCAAGCCAGTCATGTAATCGACCGGACGCGGTCTGTAAATCCCTGATTACGGGGTTGCAACCTTGATGGATTGCTGTGAACTGTGCATTCAAGAACGTAACAGGAGGCTATTATGATTGTAAATTCCAATAAGCTATTCAGCGAAGTCAAAGCAGGCAGGGAAAGGACGCCTTTGATAGACCGGTCTAATGATACCGTCATACTTGACATCGCAAATATGGATGACGCTGGTCTTATACAGCAGCGTTTTCGTTTCGAGTACGCACCGGATGTAAAACCGGACAGGAAAGAACGCAGTAAAAAACGCAAGGACGTATTAGTAGTTCAAATTCGATTATTATAAGATCGGGGTTTTCACAATGCTGATACTCACAGACACAAACGAACAATCAACGTCATGTAAGACCGTAAACGAGTTGCGCAAAACCTTCCCCGGTCTCATGGTAACAAACTTAGATTACGGCGACGTAAATGTCGTACTTGATAACGGCGACCTGCTTGCAATAGAACGGAAAGAAATACACGACTTTCTCGGCTCTATTGGTGACGGTCGCCTTTTTGACCAGGCAGAACGGATGTCAAAGGCAAAGTACAGCGCCATTATAGTACAGGGTACTTTAACGTACTCATCTGACGATATGGCGATTGCAAATAAAGAACGCACTAACTGGAGTGGGGTATCGGTACGCGGCGCGCTGTATGCAGTACAATTCAGCGGTTGCCCGGTATTATTTTGTCCAGAAGATTGGTATCCGAGGATAGTTCAAAGTCTAATTGAATTCGTTTCCAAATCGGATCAACACTGGCAGAATAAACACCGCCGTATAATTACGTTTCCGCCGTTAGACGAACGGATTAGCTTGCTTGCAACGTTCCCTAATATCGGGATAAAGCGGGCTACAAGTATGGTGGAATTCTGCGGTAAAACCGAAGGCAATTTAGGTACGCTCGCAGAGTCCTTATGTTGGGCGAGCGCAATGCCATTGATTGAGAACGGAAGCAGACCGGCAGGATGGGGCAATAAAATAGCACAGAATTTCAGGGAGTATCTTGGGTTGAAACCGGGTCAGTATTTGGAAATCAAAGAGGATAAAAGCGAATGACAATACAGCGGTTCAATACAGATTTTCGCGAATACATTGCAAAACTTCCATCACATTACTTTCAGGCAATAATTACAGATCCGCCATACGATCTTGATTATCCATTCTTGACAGACTTATTGCGTGTATGTTCGGGTAATGTAATTATGTTTTGCGCTCCCGAACATCAATTCTTTGTTCCTGATGAATACGCCTTTTGGATTAAACCTAGCAGCACAAAGAACTTTTCGAAACACTTAGGCCGCTTTGTAGAAATGATATTAATTCAAAGGCAGGGTACTACTTTTAATTCGAATTTGAATTGGTCTAATTACACCGGTACGTATGATGACCGTCTACTCGCAAAGCAAGTACACCCTTTCGAGAAACCACAGTCCTTGATAGATCGACTTGTAGCAATTTACACCAATTGGGGCAATACGATATTCGATCCTTTCATGGGCAGCGGTACTACACTGCGCTCTTGTTGGGAATTAGGGCGCAATGCAATCGGGTGTGAAATAAACCCGGAGTATTTCAAGCTGTCGGAAGGAATAGGAGAACTATAATGCACTATCCAGTATGGTTTCATAAAATGCGCTTCAGGTGGTTTTTAGTACGGGTAAGGGCATGGATTGACGATCACGAACCTGTCTTTTGCTCTTCATGCGGTCGCATCGTATTCAAGATGAGTACGCATTGGGAAACAAGTTTGACGGGCTATGTACTCAAATTATGCCCGCAATGTCATGAACAATGGTTCGGATGCGAACGGGAGTAAAAATGGACAATAACTTACTAATTGACGCCTTGAATAAAAGCTGCTGCTTTACAGTGCGATACGGTAACATGGTTCAAATTAAAGACATCAAAGAACCTGCCGTACTTATTGAATGGGTTGCATCAGAATGCTTGCCAGAACTGGCTTACCCGGAAAACGTACTTGAAAACTGGGCTATTAAGAACGGTTGGCATAAGGACGATAACCTTTTTGATCTGAATTCAATACGCTGGTTAGAAAACTTGATTTATCCAAACCGATACCGATGCCTTGATGAGAACGAATACACAAAGAAAAACGATGTAATTGTTCATCAAAACGGATCGGAATGGATTATCGAAAACGGATTTACAAATTACCCCGTAAGCGAATATCTTTTTGTTCAAAAATTTGCAAATGAATACAATCCCGTCGTTGCAGTATTACGAAAGGAGAACTAACATGCCGTACATTTGTCTTGATGAGAACGAGGTAATACAGAACGGCGACAAAGTTGTCTATGAAGATAACTTTGAATTTGATGTAACTGGCTTGTCTGGGGAAAAGCCAAAAGATTTTCACGAATGGCACGAAGGCTATAAGAGTCGCATTGTGGCGGTCTTACGCCGGCAAGACCCGAAAACGCGCTGTTTGAGCGAGGAAGAGCAGGTTTGCGCGGACGATACTTTCGTCTATTACAACGGGTATTTGATTGTGAGGCCAGACGGTAACTTTCCCGGTCAAATACTCCGCAATGTACTTGGATGGGAAAGCGGTATTTTAATTGCGGTTTTACGCAGTACGGAGAATTCACAATGACAATCACAGTACCCTATCGCGGTATTATCGAGATCGTAGGCGGGCATGACTGTATGTTATAATTAACATTGTCACAATTCTTAGGTAGCTTTTCCTTTATTCCAGAACAAAAATCAGCCTATCTGTTGCGCTCCAAGAATTGTGACAAGTTCTGGAATGCAGATAGGCTGATTTTTGTAGGAGCGCAAAATGAAACAAATTGAATTGTCACAAGATAAATATGCAATCGTTGATGATAATATGTTTGAGTATCTAAATCAATGGAAATGGACTGCTACACACAAGGATAAGAGATGGTATGCGGTTCGTCAAGAGGGTGGAAGAATATTTCATACAAGATATTATATGCACTCTGTAATTATGAATTCGTCTCAAGGAATGGAAGTTGACCATATAAACAAAGATGGATTAGACAACAGACGAGAGAATCTCAGAATAGCTACCCGTACCGAAAACAACCAAAATAGAGATAAAAACAAGAATAATACATCAGGATATAAGGGCGTATCGTGGAATAACGAAAAAGGAAAATACCGCGCATACATTGTCGCTAATTACAAACAAATCTTTTTGGGAAATTTCAAAAACATAGAAGACGCTGCGGTGGCTTATGACAAAGCAGCAATTGAATATTTCGGTCAATTTGCATCATTGAATTTTAAGGAGAAATAAAATGACTATCAATGTTCCTTACAGAGGCATTATAGAAATAGTTGGTTCCCATGATACAGGTAAGACTATTGCCACATTGCAAACCGCTTACCCATATGATAAGACCGTCTTTGTTGATGATGATGTAAAAGGCGACGGTACGGTGCGGCAAATGCGAGCGAACGGGGTTGAACTTGAAAAGTACATCAATTTAGGACAAAGGCGTACTAATATAGGACAGACACCCAGCGCGGGCGAACTACTTGACAAGGTTGTCTACCCTACAATTGCCGAAATTACAAGTTCGCACCACGAGGTCATTATTTGGGACACCTGGCGTATCGTTTATACTTCAGCCCGCATGTTTGTCGAAAAGAACCAATCGCTGTTCAATAACACGGTCAAATGGTCTGGAAACAGTACGATGATACAGGGTTTAATTTCAAAAGTTGCGCGGTCAATCGAACAGCGGCAAATCAATTTATTGCGCTCTGCTTGCGACCTGCTTATTATTACTCACCATCTAAAAGATAAGTACGTACAAAATGTACAGGTTGGGGAAACGCCGGAATCCAGCGCAACATTCTCTGAGGTTTGCAATATGCGGATGTGGTTAAGACGCAACCCGGAGTCAAAGGTTCCTATCGTGTTATTCCTGAAACGACCATCTTTACCAAAAGTCGTTGACGGCGTCATGCAATTTGTGAACTTGGTACCGATGAAAATTACGCCTAATGCAAGCGAACAGTCTGTATGGAATGCACTACACCGGTACGAACTTGACCCGATTGAAAGCAGGCAGCCCAGGGCAGATGAAACACCTACCGCCGATGAGTACGCCGCTATTTCAAATACGCTGACATTAGAACAGCGCCAGTATGTAACTGAAATGGCAAAGTACGCAAAGGTAGAGCAAGCAGAACAGGCTGAAATCGTATCCGGTCTGAATAATACGCCTGAAAACGGTGTAGCTTTACTCGCATCTTGCATGAAAGAACTGAATATGGATGGTGTCAAAGTCACTGAAAATACGGGCTTACAACTAGCCGATATTCTATCCCTGTCCGCACTTGATACCGCCCGCATTTGGCAAGAATTGAGGGATTATGGAAAATCAAGCCCCTTTTAACGAGCGCGTATGGTATCCCCGTATTAATAACACTGTTATGATAACGGTCAAGGGCAAAGACGAAAAAGGAAACGAAAAAGACCTTGAACTTCTCGGTACATTCGAAGGTGTCCTCGCAATAGAGCGCACTATTCCACCGTCATTGCCCGACGAAGGATTAGTACGTTTTATTGCGAACTTATACGATCAACATAAAGAATTCTCAGCCGTAATATCAAATTGTATAAATCCAAATTCTAAAATTTCGCGGCTCTGCGTAGTACCAATGTCGGCAATTATGGAGCCTAATAATGACAGATCAAAAAAGCAAGTTGATAAAGGCGTTGGAAAAAGAACTAAATAACGATGAAAAACGGTTATTGCAATTAATGCGGTTTGAAAACCGGAAAGATAAGATCGTTGTACGAATGCCAGCAGGATTATTCAGTCTCGAAAGCCTGTGGTTAAGGGTGGTAGAAATATCCGCCGCACACAATACGATAGTATGTAAAGCGGATACTTTTGCAACCGTCGCCGAACTAGATGACGTTCTCGGAAATGTTGAGTGGCTCTGGAAATACTGGTTGCCAAAAGGATTGTTAACTATTTTGGCCGGTATGCCCGATGCGGGCAAAACAATGATAGCAATAGACTGGCTTCGAATTGTTACTACCGGGGCGTCATTCTATAATTGCGAACCATTGGGCGCGCCCGCTAATTCTGTTTGGATTGACGCCGAATCAGGTCAGCAAATACTGAGAGAAAGGGTACACTGGTTAAAAGCCGATAAATACCGTGTATTCCTTCCCGTTATCGACGGCAACATTCTATGTCAACCTGACTTTTCGAACAGTGACCATAAGCAAGAGATAGCCAATTTAATTGCCGCTAAGAAACCGGAATTGCTAGTTCTTGACAGTTTAGGCGGAGGCAATCAGAGAGGCGAAAACAAGGTAGAGGACGTTCGCCCTATAATGCAGTATTTCTCACAAATAGCACAAGAGTTCAATATGGCGACGGTAATACTACATCACTTGAATAAGGGTGCTATTGGGGAAAGCACGGAAATCAGTCTATCGAGAATTCGTGGTAGTACGGAAATCACAGCGGCGGCGCGGTCTATTATAGGATTAGAGCCGGGCAAGTCAAAAGGCGAAATAAAGTTTCGTCACGTAAAAGGTAATGCCGCCCCTAAGCAAGAGCCATTTGCAGTAAACATGATAGTAAATGAAAATCAAGTAACAGGAATACGGTATTCCGATTATGTTGCCCCGCCCGAAAAGAAAACAAAGCGTGAAAAGTGCGCTGAGTGGGTAACAAAAGAGCTTGAATGTAGTATAGAACCGTATCCGCTGAAAGACCTGCTTGATAAAGCGGAGCCGTTAGGATATTCCAGGATGACGATTTACTCCGCAAAAGATATGCTAGGCGATAGCATTACGGTATCCGGTTCTGGCAGGCAAGCGTTCTGGCAATTGACTAATAATACGGACGGGGATTCGGTAAGCAATATTCTGGATGCAATGATAATGGAAAAGGCAGAATAAAATGTTTACTTTGCACAATGGCGATTGCCTTGAATATATGAAATCTTTACCTGATAAAGGTATTGAGTGCATAATCACCGACCCGCCGTATGGCGTGAATGTCGAATATGCCTCGTTTGTTGATACCAAAGAAAATCTTACTGATCTTATAAATGACTTCATGCCCGAGGCTTTACGTATTGCAAATTGTGTCATTGTCTTTTGCGGTAATGGCAATCAGCATTTATACCCACAACCCAACTGGACACTATGTTGGCATATTCCTGCTGGCAATGGCTACAATGCCTGGGGCTTTACCACTTGGCAACCAATCTTAGCTTATGGCAAGCCATACCGAGAGAATGGGCGAGCATATCCAGATAGTATTTCAATGTCACCAACGTCTGATGATAACATGCATCCATGTCCCAAGCCCGATAAACTTATGAGTGCAATTATCAGCAAATACACGGCGCAAAATTGGACAGTGTTCGATCCGTTCATGGGTAGCGGCACAACGGGCGTAGCTTGCCTTGAATTGGGTAGAAAGTTTGTAGGCTGTGAAATATCACCTAAATATTTTGCGATAGCCGAAAGGCGCATAAAAGAAGCAGCATCGCAACCGCCAATCTTTACTATTTCTAATAACCGTATACATCTAATTCAAGAAAGATTGTTTATTCCTAAAAATTCACCATCTGGCAAAAAGGAAAAATAATGAACATTAAAATACAGCTTGACCGAACGAAATTACTGCAATGCCTGCAAATCGTAGGTAATTCAGTACCGTCAAATACGCCACTGCCAGTTCTGACATGTGTATTGTTGCAGTGTGATAAGGGCGTTATGAGAGCGTCAACATCGAACCTTGAAACCGCCACATCGAACATATTTGACATTGACAATAAGACCGAAGAGTTCAACGCCGCCGTACCGTTCAAAATGTTTTACGACTTCCTGTCCGCAATGAATGATAAGGACGTTTCAATCTTTTACGATGAATTACAAAAGAATATGCTGGTTGAGGGCGATGGGTCAAAAGCGAATATTAAGTGCTATCCAGCGGAGGACTTCCCCGTACTCGCAAAGTTCGATGAGTTCAAGACCGAACTAATCAGGATGCCGACTGCTGAATTCAAACTTGCGGTATCCCATACCAGCTTTGCCGCATCAGTACAATCGTATAATACCGTACTGACTGGCGTATTCATTGCAAGCGAACTTGACAATATTGTTTTTGTAGCAACGGATAGCTTCCGGTTTTCGGTTCAAAGGCTTGCTATAAAACCAGCTAATGAATTCAAGGTTATTATCCCGTTTGGGGCGCTTGAAAACGTTGCGAAAATTGTATCTGATAAGAGCGTACTGATTGCGGTTGACAACAGCAAGGTTATATTTAAGAGCGGGAATACTGAAATTATCTGCTTGCAAATCGACGGCGCATACATTGACCATACAATACTAGAAACGATGTGTCAAAAAGAACCAGTTGTTAGCGTCACGGTATCAACCGCCGATCTAATACGAGCTTGCAAGCAAACCGCTCTATTTTCGGACAATAACAGGCAGATTGTAAACATTGATATTCAGCCCTTGATTGTGACTGTTAGCGCAAAATCAGATCAAGCGGGCGATGGGACGAGTTCAATAACCGGGCAGGTAATCGGCGAACCGTTGACCGTTCGACTAGATTATAAGTACCTAAACGAACTGCTTTCATCGATTAAAACCCCACAAGTACATTTTGATGTACTTGGCAAGAACGCAATTGTAGTATTTAGACTCGAAGGGAAGCCTGGTTTTTACCACGCAATAATGCCAATTGCAAATTAGACCGTACTAATAAACCGTACTAAATAAAAGACTGACAAAACCCATTGTGGGCAATGTCAGTCTTTTTTATTTAACTGTACTACAGTGCGTACTCAGTATGCTGTCCCTTTCTAAGTTGCGCCCAAATGGTTGCATACAAGCCGCATTGCTGGTCGTCACTGGCATTGTCGCCCACAAATACACATGTGCCGTCGCCGCCTTTTTCCAGCCACGCCAGGTAGTAATAGCCCGCCGTTATCGGATAAGCCCCTGTACTATCAACGATATACAGATTTGCTTCGGTCATGTTTCTAACTTCATTCGTCGATGTCGGCCCCGAACGAGGAGCGACTCTAAGCATCTTTTCCGCGAGTGTCTGTCCATCCGTGAACATAAATATCAAGGTATAAATCTGCCAGTTGTGTGTCTACCCGGCTGCGAATGCGGCCAGACGTATCTGTAAAAACATGCAATCCGAGAAACGAAAATGGATAACTGGTTGTACTTACGGGCGTAGTATACATTGATAGCAGGGTGCCCGATGGGGAACTGTCGGTTTGGGTTGTATCGGTAATGAGCCAATTTACCTCTGCCGTCGAGGATGCGTCAAACATAGACGCAACAATGTTTGCACGCATACGAATACCAGCCGGAACGTGCAGGGTGATTAAAGATGCCGTTGTCGCTTGGTTTGAAACAGACGAACTGCGGATAGGGACTTTTCTGTAAAAATAATCACTATCCTGAATGAAACCTACAATCGCACCGCTTTCGCGCATGATCGAGCCGATACGCCGCTTATAGTTATAGTTAGTTGGCAAAGTTGGCGCACTGGCTGATGCAGAGAAGAGTACATCAACGACGCCAGTATCAGAACGTTTGATTGACCAGACATGATAGGTTATATTTGCGATTGAACCGGTATCTAGACCACCCTGGTTTGTCCCAACAGACCACGCTGCGTCTAGGCGTTTTGTAAGCGCAGATGCTAACGCAATGTTTGCCGCGTTTGTAATATCGCGGCACTGCCCGGTCGATATGTCGATATCGTTCGTTGCGTCCGAGCCATTATTCGACAACGACAACCCGTATAAAAAACCTTGTGGCAAAGCAGGTTCAGAACTCGACCATGCAGATCCCGTTGATGTCATCAGGTTCCCGGTTGTGCTGGGTGCAACGAGAGCGTTGTAAAGTGTATCAAAATAGGTTTTTAACCATGCCTTGATACTGGTTACGACGCTTCCTGATGTACCCGCCTCAATCACCGCAACCTTGCTATCCAGGTCATCCAGACCAGTTTCTATATTGTTCATTCGCGCCGCATTGAGTACCGTCCCGGCAGTTCCCGGCGAGGTAGATTCGACGATTTGCATGGTTGACTTGAACGCTGTACCATTGTTTTCTTTTATGTCATAGCGAGGAGAAGCCCAAATTTCGTCTACAACCGTACTACCCTTCGTATAAAGTTTGGCCATTTATGATCTCCATCTATTTTGTCGCATTGCGTTAGAGCCCGAGGCTGATACGCCCGCGCGGGCGTGACGCCGCTGAAAGTATACTGCGATTGTGGCGAGTGTCTGTTCCCATTTGTTTACATCTCTGTAGGTCGGTGTAACGGGACTGTCTTCAAGCCAGGTATATTTTATTGCCGTCAAGCCTGGCAATGGTAATGCAAGCCGTAATAGTTCAATGTTGTGACAGAGGTAGTTTAGTTCTGCGATGCTCATAAACGTAGTCGTAGTTGGGGTTGCAACACTGTCAAGGCTAACGCCCAGAATGGAAGCCAAATATACAGTATTATCGCGGATACGTACCCAGTCAGATACATTCAAGTATCCTGGTGCTAATGCCGTTCGATTAGTTACTGGTGTAATCCATGCCATTATAGAGCCTTCACAATTCCAACAATTTCGTATTTCGCACGGGAGATGTTAGTTAAATCCCCCTCTATTTTCTCAATGATTCCTGCAAGTTGTCTTGAGTTATACGTGTCAATGTATACAGAGTTCCCGACCCTATAGGTAAAAGCGTTGCTTAAAAATATGGTCATCTTTGACAAGTATCTTTGCTGTAGGTAGTCATAGACTCGTTGTGCCGTATCTTCTAGCACAAGAGTATTTACTAACGTAGTATCACTCAGGGTCAGCACGTTTTCAACAGTTCCGGTTGGTAGAGCTGGATTATAAACACCTGCGAAGCGTGAGCTGTCTTGCAGTCTTTCTATTGTTACTTCAACAGTACCAGGTGAAGTAACGTCTACAACTACTCTGTTCACGTTTGACGATACTACAGTCGCGCCCGTTACCGTCATGTTGCTGTCGTACTTCGGTTCATCGAACAAAATAGTATGCTGACCTACCGGCAACGTGGCGCTAAAGACCACGGAAGAAACGCCGCCAAAATTATAGTTATGAGACGCTAACTCTACGCCTGTTACCAATGATTTCAATTCGACCGAATTGTTTGCGCCCTTGTTTGTCTCATCGGCGGTAAAGTACGGGTAGACAATATCACTCGCCAATTGTATAGGGTAGATATTTATAACACTGTCCCTGGCGCACGTTGCATATCCGCCAATTGCCAAAAGCATGTGTTGTAATGCTACACGGTAAGAACAAATAGGCATCCAACCGGTTACATTTACGCCACTGAGCGAAGCGTTAATAAAGTAGTCAATGCCTGCCGGGGTTAGCAGTTTATTCGTCAAAAACTGATCCGCGGTTTCTCCAACAAGGTCTCCGCCCCATGTCATTTTGTCAAGCACGCCAATCAAATCAATAGCGTGCATCTCAATCTCTTTTTCGCTGATATTTTTCCACGTGTCCAGATAAAACTTGCCCATGAAAGTTACACTACCACCAAAGTCTTCATAGCAATAGAGAGGTTGATTGTCTTGCAGCAGTGTATACCCTCCCGCCGGTTCTATAATACTAAATTCTGGATTATCGGTGAACAGACGGAAATCCAGCGTATTAAATGGCAGGGTGAGCGCAGATGGGTCTATTTGCTCTGTCAGGTTGCATGTTTTGATTTCATCCCTTCCGAAATAGGTTGCCGGGAAGAAATCAATATCAAGCAAGCGGGAAAAACGATACGGTTTATTAGTTGTATAAAAAGCAACAGTGATCTTCTTGAACGCAGTTATGTTGAGAGTATAGATTCCGTATGTTGAAAAAACCGAAGAAGTCGGATAATAGTGATCGCTCTGGATTAGCGCGTTGCTAGCATTGTAAAACGAGACAATTACGCTGGTGCAAAAGTCATCCGAATTATCGTCAAAGTGCAAAATAAACCCATCAGTGTTGTAAACCCTGTCAAGCGTAAATGTAGCAAGATAAGGGGTGACTATATTCCCTGCCGAGTCGGATAACTCGGCAGTCATCAGACCAACGTGAACATTCGTGTCACTGGCAGGTTTTATTCTGAAAGAGCCATCCAGCAGCCATATATCCGGCTCGAACGAGGCGTAAGGATATTTATTGGCCCTGGCGTGCATTTTCAAATCATTAATCTTGGAAAAAGACTGTACCGCTACGCCACAGGCAACAGCACAATGCCGCTTTGCTTCGAGCGCATCAGCTTTGCCAAAATTGATAAGCGGGGAAACACTAGACATTTGCCGGTTCCTGTGCTATGAAGTTCACGGTAAGATTTTTCCAGAAATTGCGCGCTCCGACTGTTTTGCGCAGTTCGTCAGAGACTCCGGCAAAGTAGGCGGTGAATGTATAATCTCCGTTTTCGTCTGGTACGGTTACATCGTGGAACTCTACGGCTTCCGTTAGTTTCTGCCAAAGCGCAGCATAGAGTGCCGTATCGGTAGTACGCCCAAATTTCAATTGATAGTTGAAAAAGACACCAATTAATTGACGATGTAAAATACCATCCTCTGTGCGCCCCGTCCCGTCTTTGTCCAAAAAATCAGCAGTACGTTTGATACCCTCGACGGGGATGTTGTAATCAACTCCATCTATGGTAATCATGCAGCACCTCTTATCAGACTGCCACCCATGCGGGTACTTTCTTGCTTGATAGACGGCAGCATCTCACGCACAAGCGCGGCCATATTTCCAGAAAACTCAATAGTTACTTTTTGCGGAGGCATATTGGCGATTTCTTCGGCCACGATTTGACGTATAAGACTTTCCGGGGCCTCGATGTTATTGCCATTGCGTTGGTCGCCTAGAATAGCGGCAAACTGCGCATTTGGGGGGATTACCGCCCCGGTTGCAAGACGGGGGATTTGTACAACCGGAATATGCTGAATAGTAGCGCCAATACTAAAGCCCGGCAGGTTGATCGTAGCGAGAGAGTTCAAACCGTCAATAAGCGTATTTATACCTGACGCTACGGCCAAATTCATTGAATTAATCATGTCGATTATAGCGTTTACCATTGCTCTGAAAATCAACGGAACAAAATCAGCGAATCCCTGAAAGAATACTTTCCAATCTTCGATGGCAGATGTTATTTTTATCTTTACGAAATCGAATAAACCGGCGAAGAATACTTTCCAATCTTCAATAGCATTTTTGAATTCAGGTGACGTGACCATATAGATCAAGAGCGCAATTAAGGCAATAAGTACAAGGATTTCAATAACAATTAAAGCCATTGAAGCAGCAACGGCTAATCCGCCTTCCGCAATAAACCCTTGAACAGTTGCTACAATTGCCCCGATAGCTACATATGCCTCATACGCAGTTTTGACAATTAGCCACGCAGCAGCAAAATCCAAGATTAGTTGTACTATCGTTCTAAACTTTTCAGGATTTGCATCAATCCACGCGCTCAAATCATACAGACGGGCAGTAAGCCATTCCAGCCCGGCGATAATAGCCGCCCCGGTTGCCTCGGCTAGTGGTTTCAAAAAGTCCGCCCATAGTTGATCCCATAAGGGCTTTAGCGCTACGAGAACGGAATTTATAACCGTAACCACGCCACCGAATAAATCCAAAAGAGCAGGAAGAAGCTGTTGTATAGCCCACGTCCCCAACGGTACTAAAATATTATCCCAAATCCATTGAAAGATATTCAATAGGGTTTGCCGTAATGGGGCACTAGCTTCCCAAAATCTTTGAAACGCATCTATTAAGGGCTGAAAGAACGTCAGTATCTTTTGTTTCCATTCATCAACCATCGCTAAGATTTCGGGTGATATAGTTGGCATGGGAGGCAGTACAGTTGCTTCTGTTCCGTTGTCTTTTTGTAATACGTTGATTTGGTCAAACGCAGCCAGCGTACCCTTTGCTACTTTTGACGCCGTGCCTGTTGCAGTTGCCAGTCCCTTCATTGCAGCGGATGCCCCAAATAGGGCGGCGATTACCTGAGTAATAACTGTCAAGATACGAGTAAGCCACCCAAGAAAAGCAATGATATAGGGCGATAATGCTACAAGGACATTTAGCAGGGCATTCACCAAAGCCGCTTTTAGCCCGTCCAAAGCGGTTTTCATTTCGGTCAATTTAGAACCAAATACACTACCCATAATATCAAACTGACCGATAGCAGAGCGGACAAATGAAATAATCTTCTCGGCAGTGAACAAAAAGCCGATTGCAAATATGGCTTTCTTAATAATGTTCATTACGCCGGACATAGAAGCGCCGGTTTGCTTTGCCAAGCTACCGGTTTTCGCACCCATTTTATCAATACCAGAATTGAAACCCTTACTATCAAGGCTGGTGTCAATTCTTACAGTTCCATCAAATCCGCCTGCCATTATTTATCGCCTTTGATTAATCGCATAAATTCAGCTTCTTTTTCGCGCTCTTCAATAGTACGGTCATCGACCTCAGGCAAGTCAAATGCTTCACCCATTTTGAGAGCCATCTTGCGCTCTTCTTTTGTTGCAGTACCATCTTTGACGCGAGAACGCAATCCGGTCAAGTTCGAAAACGCAGTTTCACCGCCAATATCCATAAAGAGAGCAACAAATTCCCACCAATGTAAATCGGCCTTTTGCAGGTCTATTCCGTGTGTTTGTCTGAATGCAGCGAAGATGAGAGCGGCATCTTTTGAAAATGAGTACAGCCTAGAGCCCGGTTCTTGATCGTCTTGCTCTTTACCGCCATTCAAAAACCATAACGCCATGCGACCGGCTTCTTGTACGTTTTCTGGCATTATGCTACCGTACAAATTGTGAAATAAAATCGATTGTTTTTCAATACTTGTCAGTTCGTTATCTTCAAAAGCCATGATTATTTTTAAGCAACTCCGAAAATCGGTATTGATTTCATAATCATGGCCCTCGATATTCAGAACGGTTGGCAAAGTATCAGTTAGAATGTTTATTTTGCAACTCGCTTACGATATGTCTTGCTCGAATACTGCGCAACCTTTTCGGCCCGCACGGTTTGAATGTACGGCATTACACCTTCAAGAAACTGCTTATAAATTTCCATATCGAACGAAACGGTGTCACCGAACATCTTTTTAGAAATGCCAGCACCGAATAGATCATCAATTTTTGACCTGAAAAGCGTGTTGATGTCCTTGTACAAATTGATACGCGCCTGCATGTTTGCAGGAATACCGTTCACATCAAGCGTCTTATCGGAATCGATTTCAATAGCCCGCTTTTCAATGTTGCTCTTTTCGTCTTGCAGGCTGCCGTACATTGCATAGAACTTTTCGGCGAAAAGTACGTCTGACGGATTGAAAACGATCTCACCTTTTGGGTTATCGTTCTCATCCAAGATGGCAATATGTTTTTCGCCTGTTCCGATTTTGATACTATCCAAGGTAAACCTTTCTACTACGAAGTGGTGAAGGAACTGGACGCGGGATTGTATGAGCCAAGAGTGGCATCGCCGCGATATTTGAAAGTGAAGTTGATTTTTGCAGGAGTGCCACCGTCTCCACCGGGGGCGCTGTCGAACACAACATAAACATTCTGCTTCTGCGCTGGATATTTGCCGCCGCTAGACGATTTGTAGAGATCAACATTCACAATGTCAGTTTCCGCAGCAGATAAAACGGCACGTGTGCGACAAAGGTTCTCCACAAAGTTGTACACCGCATCGCCGGGAACGCAGGTTTGTTCAACCGGGAATTCGGGCGCGTAACTGTCAACGCTACCGTCTGCCGTATCCTGGTCGATGTATGTCTCTTCGGTGGTCTTTGGGTTCATGTTAATTTTGCCCGTTGTTACACCCAACCCCAACAGGCTATAAGTCGCCGTAGTAGTAGGCGTGGTGTTGACGAATGTTGCAATCTGAGAGCGTTTTACTTTTGTAGTAGACATGAAAGAACTCCTTTAGATTTATCTGATTACTTCGTGAGTGATTTGTTTATCGGGAGGTTCCCCGGTATTCATAATAGATGAGCAATAATCCCACATGATGAAATCCGCTAAGCCAGTTGGAATGTCCCCGGCAAGATGTCCAACAATGCAAGAACGGTCAACATAGGCGGGAAATCCGGCCGCGCGAGCGTTTTCACAGAAAAACCTATCTTCGCCGCCGCCGCGAATATCGTCGTCCCATTTGAACCAAATATCATTGACACTTTTTCGCATCCCTTCGAGCGCATCCCTATGCATCAACATACAGGATGTTGAAGTAAAAGCAATCGGCCCTGCCAGCGCATCGTCGGGACGGGGATTCATCACAAATGGCCCAAATTCTTTGATATGTTCGGGGTGCGCATAAACCCAGCGGCGAGTATCCTTGATAATTTGCGCGTATTTTTGACCACCGTCATTATCGTGATGTTCCCATAGGTGAGGCGTAACCGGCGACGTTCGCATAAAAACCAAAGCAGAGACAAGCGGTTTTTCCCACGATAATAGGCGCATGAGAGTTTGCGGATCTCCCACAACGTCACTGTGCCAGGATAAAAGCCAATCATCGGTAGTATCATCCAAAAATATTCTAACGGCTTCGTTCCAAGAAAAAATGGGATTATTAGCACCAGAACGATATAATCGCAGCTTGATATTGTCGGGTGTCTCTAAGTTCCACCAGGATTGAATACAGGGCCAACGGGCAGAACTATCCACAGACGGTACCCATAGCGTAATCTTCATGCCGCTTGCCTGTATGTCAACTTACACTGAATTTGATAAATTCCCGTAGAGCTTTCGCCCTGCTGAAATAAGTACGGCTGGCCGAGCGTGACAATTTCTTCGGCGGTCTGGTTAGCATTGAGTGTAGGCAAAATGCCCGCGTTAGTCTGACTTTCAAGCCAGTCAGAAAAACCTTCATAAAAGCCCGCGTTTTCAAGTCGCTCGCCTTCATCGGCTGTCATTTCCATCGATTGCAATGCAAACGGAAATTCACGTTTTGAACCGCCGTCAATGTAATTTTCTACAATCTTACTACCCGCTAAAGGAACGATTGCATAATAAGGCGGTTCTGACCCAATGTAATCAACAGATAAAGGTGCAAGAGCTTCCAATCCGGTATATGTTGCGATAAACGTTTTTATTGCTTGCAAAATAGTCGTTGTCATACGCCCGACCCTGCAATTCGTTTTGCCTGTGCAATAAGTTTGTCACCAGAAACTTCCCGCCAACGTCTAAACCATGCAGGCCCGCGTAATGCTCCTGTCATGCTACCGGGCGCTCGCTTGCCATAATATTGCGCCTTTGCATACGGGGCAATCCATTGTACTAAACCACTACCAACATCCGTTCCAAGAATACCGGACATTATTAGCATTCCAGTCAAAAGCGGTATGTACGGCTCACATCCGCGCTGTACTGAAGTGTCAACGAACTTTTGCGCTTCAGTATAACGACTTTGCCACACAGGTACAAAGTTCGCATTGAACACTAACTGCGCTTGATTGTTAGCATTAATTGAAATGCTACCTTTTGGAGTGGTAATTTTAGGGGCAGTCATTACTTTGCTCCCAATTGCCAATGAGCCATGTTCGAACTACCATTATCCATTTTGTCAACCGAACTTATAACGAGAACGTCATCATACTTTGCTTTCAAATCACTAATGGTAAAAGCTGCTGATGGCGGGCTAATAATTGCTTCGTGTATTTCGTCTGTTACGGCACCCTTAACAATAATGTCACCAATTTGAAAAGTCCACTTTCCGGTCTTTGTAGTTAATGTTTGCCAGGCACGAGCGGCCAAATAATTGATACCGCGAGAATACGGAATAAAAATACGGGCACTGTCAACCGATATTTGCCCGCCTGATGCAATCGTATTAGCCGCTTTTCTATTCTCCCATGCAACCGCTAAGATAACCGCCCGCTGATACTTTTCAGAACGAGTAGCAGCATCAACGTACTTATTATAGACAGTCAAATCTGCGTTAGTCAACATAGATGCTACCTATTTCATCACTATTAAAACCGCGATACATGAGACCGGTAGAGCCCAAGTAAACCTTTGCTGCATCAGACAGTTTTCTTTCAGACGTTTTCAACGCGGTTGCACCTAATGCATACGTCACCGAACTAGCCCCGACGGTCTGACTCTGAATAGCATCTTGTCCGCCGATTGCGTACTGAGAGTACAGTTCGTCAGCTAATGCACACGCTGCCATTTTAATCAGGTCTATAATATCGGTTTCCGTTGCCGCCGTAACAATAGGCACTGCTCGGTTGTAAGTCAATTGATCTAATCGAGCAGACGCCCGTAATGCGAACTGTGAAAAAACGGCAGACGGTACGACGGTGCCAAGATACGTGTTTTGATAGTATGTGTACGTTACATAGGCCACTGTCATATCGTCTGCCCTTAATCTAACTCTTGCGCAAGATCAGCGCCATGTAAACATGGGTCGTCAAATTCGATGCGCTTGACTGTTGAATTTGGTCGTTGACCGTAACTGTGCTTTCAAACAGGCTGGCCTTATCGCCTGCATCGGCTGCAATTTGCCCGGTAACAGATACCACGATGTCACCAGCCTTGACACCTGTTGCAACACACGGCCCGGCAGCGGCTACTCCGACAAACGTAATAACGTCAATCATCGATAAGACGTAAGCCAAGTTTGCCGCCGTTAACGCTCGCGCCGTATCCGTACCTGTCAAAGCCTCGGCATTTGTATCAAGTTCGACAAGGCCCGCAAAGGTCGCAGTCGCACCAATGGCGGCCAGGTTGCCAGGTGTAATTGCTTTATCCGTTGCGGATTTTGCAAGGGCTTGCGCATCAGACGCCGGAGCAGTTGTCAGAGATGCGTTTTCGAGTTTCAGTTTCCAATCAATGCCTTGCATAGTGTCAGGCATTATTCACCTTCCTTTGCAGCTTTGGCAACCGTTTTAGCAACCGCCTTTTCTTCGGCGGCGGTCAGTTTCTTTTGATTGATTTCGGCCGAAGCAGGTACGAAAGCGGGAATTCCATCGGTATGTTCCACAACCTCGTGAAGCTCTTTATAACCCGACTTTT